ATCGTCTAGGTCTGCCATCAGATGGGTCACGATACGGTATCACAATCTCTTCACTTGCCCAAGATACTACGGCATCGGTCTCATCGAGCCATTTCATATATCGGTATTCCCAAGTAGAACGCCATCTAATGTTTTTGTGGTCGCCACGATACTTTTGTGGGTTTCGTGGGACAAATTTTCCGCTATAAGCCATATTATTACCAATTATTGAATGTCCCGTTATTTATGATATAAATACTTGTTACAACTCTTTTCTAGGCATATGTCATTTCTCACAAATCCATCAATTGCAGGTATACAGTTACCATTTAATCAACTGGCAGGACCTTTAAAAAGCCTTTTTCAACCAGAAGGTAAAGGCAATTTTGTATATCCATCAGATTTAACTACAAACCCGGCATTATGTCATGCGGTACAATTCAATTTTTTTGATTGGGATACACAATTTCAACAAAGTGTTCAAAGTACTGTTAATCAAATTGATTCTTTAGTGAACTCTGAAGCAGACACTTTAAAAAATACAAATTCACAACTTGCAACAGCAAAAGAACAACTGGCAAGTGTGGCTCAAGAAAAACTGACATATCTTAAAAACTTAGAGAATGTGAATAATCTTCAAGCTCAAGCAGAAAAAAGTGCTGTCAAATTATATAACTTGTTTGAAAAAACATTCACGCCAGGTACTTATGCACCTAGAAAACAAACATTACTTTCAACAGTATCTTTGTATATGCCGGATACTTTAACTGCTAGTTTTGAGTCTCAATATAATACGTTAAGTATGACTCATGCACTTGGCACAGGAGGTTTTTTAGCAAGCGCATCAGAATCCATAAAACAAAAAATTAACTTTTCCGGTGGTGCAAATCAAGATTATGCGAATATACTTTCCGACCCATCAGTAAAAGATTTTATTTCTCGTGAATTGAATTCATTTGCTGGTAAATTAGGCATTCAAGATAATATTGAACAATTATTAAATCAGTCTTTAGGTCAATTTGTTAACCCGCAGATGCAATTGATTTATCAAGGTAGAGATTTCAGAGATTTTTCAATGTCTTTTATTTTTACACCAAAAACTTCTGCTGAAGCCGAAACAGTTAAAAATATTATAGATACATTCACATTCTATTCTTCACCAGGTGTTGCAGGCATCGGTACAAATCAACCAGGTAGATACTTGACACCGCCACAATTAGTTAATGTTAAAATGGTATTTACAGGCGGTTCGAACGGTATTGCTGGTGCAGTTATCAATCAGTTTCAGAGTGCATTAAACAATGTTGGTTTAGGTTTTTTAGGTAAAAATCAAAGCATCACTAGCACAGTAAATTCTGGTAAACCCGCAAAAGTTTTTAATATTAAAGAGTGCGTTATTACAAATGTGTCAGTTGATTATGCACCTAACGGTTGGGCCGCTTTCAATGATGGTCATCCTGTACAAACAACGATGACAGTAAATCTAAGAGAAACACAAATCTTCACAAAAGAAGATGTTAAGAATTCAGTTGTTGCATCAAATTACAATGATTTTGAAAATCAACAAAAATATGAAGCAAAGATATCTAGCTTAGAACGAGAAGCCGCTATCAATGCGGCATATGGTGATGGCTACGGAGCATAACAATGTTATATTTTAACGCATTACCCAAAACAGCAGTCATTGACCCAAACACTAAAAGCGCACAGGTTGGTATCGATTTAACTGCTAGAGCAGAATTACTACCGCAATTATCTTTAAATGATTTGCTATTTTATAAGTATGCAATTCAAGACCAAGATACTCCTGAAAATATTGCCTATAAGTATTATTCAGACCAATATAGATATTGGATGATATTCTATGCTAATAATATTATGGACCCAAAAGGTGATTGGCCTTTATCAAGTATAGATTTTCAAGCATACTTGAACGATAAGTATAACGCTCTAGCCACGGCAAATAATCAAACTGTTACTGCATACTGTCAATCTACGATACATTCATATCAAAAAGTGATTACTACATATGATAGTCTTTCAATGCAGACTTCTATTAAAACGGTAGATATTGATGCGGCAACATATGCAAATACAATACCATCTACTTCAACGGCAACTTTCCCAAGTTCAAAAGTAACATATACTGTATCAAAAAATATTCTTTATGTGATTGATTATGAAAATCAGCTAAATGAAGCTAAAAGAAATATTAATATCATTAAGAAAAATTATACTACAGATATCGAAAGTAAATTTGTTTCATTGATGAGTTCATAATATGGCAGATAGAATAACGCCGGTTAAATATGCATCGGACTACGAATTAGTTTTTGTTAATATATTGACTGGTGCATTGAGTTACCCAATCACTCTTAAGGATCATTTAAGAGAATTAAATTATTATGAAGACATTTATAGCAGTACAATCTATGGTGAATTAGTGTTGTATGATGCTACAAATATTATTTCAAATTTAAGATTGAATGGTACTGAATTTGTTGAATTCATGTTGAGAAAAACAAGAGAAGACAATGATCCGATACAAAGAACATTTCGTGTATACAAGATTGGTAATCGTGTAATTGATTCAACAAAAAACTCAGAAGCATTTGTATTATACTTTTGTTCTGAAGAATTGATGCTATCAGAAAAATATAGAATTTCAAAGGCTTATCAGAATACACAAATAAGTCAAATCGTAGAAGATATTTTAGTAAATTATTTGAAGTTGACCCCAAATAGTGATACTAAAACAAAACAAAGAACTAAAAAATATGACATTGAGCCAACAACAGGGCTCTATGATTTTATTTTACCAAATAAAAAGATATTAGAAACGATACATTGGCTTTCAATGTATTCAAGACCTATTAAGAATCCTGGCGCTGATTTTGTTTTCTTTGAGAATAGCAATGGCTATCACTTTAATTCATTGCAAACATTGTTCACAAAGCAAAAACCGTTTAAAACTTATTATTTTAACCCACATAATATTTCGGTAGAGATGCAAGACCAGATGATAAAGGTCGCTGGTTTTGAAGTAATTAAGTTCTTTGATACATTAGCGGCAATTTCTGATGGTACTTTTCACAATCGTTTGCTTTCGATTGACCCTTTGACACGAGCTAGTGTTTCAAGCACACCATATAATATAACAGATTTTGTTTATAGAGATTACTTGTTAGGCGGCAAACTATTAAACAATGCTCCTGTCACAACAGCGTTAAAAAATCGTTGGGGTGATTCAATCTATGATGCGCCGTCAGATAAAAGGTTAGAATCTGGTGCACTACGATTGGCCTCAGGTAATGCACTTGAAAAGAAATTAGTCATGGATCCTGCATCCGTTGCAAATGATATTAAGATTGAAGACTTTGTGCCAAATAGAGTTGCTCAATTAGGTTTAGTGAACTATATGAAAATTAAAATTACTGTACCTGGTGACAGTCAAATTGTTGTAGGTTCTTTATTAGGATTTAATGCATACGATTTAAAGCCAACTTCGTATTCAAATGCAGACGGACAAGGTTCAAAAGCACCAGATTTATTCTATTCAGGTAATTATTTGGTAACTGCTGTAAGACATATTGTCAACAATACTGACATGAGAACGGTAATTGAAATGGTAAAAGATAGTTTCGGTACAGACGACTCAGCATATTTACCTACTGTACCAAGCAATTTAAATAATGGTTTTAAAAATGCAATTAATGGAATTCAATAATGTCAAATCGTAATAACTTTTTTGGATTGAGTGGTTTTGTATGGTGGGTAGGTGTTGTTACAAGAAATGATGACCCCAATATTGCCCACCGTGTTCAAGTTAGAATTTTTGGTTGGCATACAGATAACAAGGAAATGTTACCTGATGAACAACTACCTTGGGCGCATCCGTTACTACCTATAAATAACTCAAAATCGGTTGAGGTACCTGATGTAGGTGAATGGGTATTAGGTTTCTTTATGGATGGTGAGTCAGGTCAATTTCCAATTGTAATGGGTGTTTTACCTAAAACTGATACAACAATTACGGCAAAATAATATGGCAGATTTAAATATAAACACAGCACAAACTATCGGTACTATACCGGTAGCAGGACAAGCAGATTTTGTTTTAGCAAATGACAATACAGCAACGCCTTTATCGGCAGTTGCTAATGTAGATTTAACACCTGTATTAGAGGCGTTAAATATTGCTGGTAATGCTATTCCCTCAACAACACCAGATATTGCAACATCTTCTGCACCAAATAATACTAACCCAAATATAACACAAAAAACAGATGCATCGGCAACTATACCATTAACTGCTCAAGGTGTGACAGCAGGTACAGGTATATCAAATGCAAATAGCGGTACAGTTCATGTGTGTGATGTTTGCGGTCCTATCGGTGTAACTATTGCACAAGCAAGAATGGCAATAATGAAAGCACTTAAAGAACTAAGAAAACAAATTTTAGAAGCCCTTGGTCTTGGTGATGTAGAAGCACAAGCAAAAGCACTTAAAGCACAAGTTGATATGTTTAAGAAAGCAATTAAAGCAGTTCAAGATTTTATACAAACGATAGAAAATTATTTAAAAATGCTTGAAACTTTAATAAAAGTGTTAGAAAACTATATCACAGGTCTAATTAAAGCTGGTCTCAAAGAACTTGTTGACCAGTTTTCAAAATGTCTTGCAGACGCCAAAGCGAGCTATGCGGCAGGTGTTCAACAGCAACAAGCCGCTCAATCTTCACAATAAGGTAAATTATGTCAATCCCTGATAGTTCATGGACAGAACCGTTTTCAACAGCAAAACCTCAGTATCCATACAATAACGCAAGACAAACTAGAAGTGGTCATCTATTTGAATTAGATGATACCCCTGGTGCAGAACGAGTTCGTTTACAACACGGAACTTCAAATAACTTTATTGAAATGCAATCTGATGGTACTGGTATTTTTAAAGTTTTTGGTAATAATTATCAAATTACAATGGAAAATAACAATGTCTACATAGGTGGTCAATGTAATATTACAATTGTAGGACCTTCAGTTTTGCACGTAAAAGGTGATTCATATATACAAGTTGACGGGAATGTTAATCAAACTGTTTCTGGTGATATGATAAGTCACGTTACAGGGAATGCTGAAATTATTAGTGAGAGTGATGTAGATATTTCTGCACAAGGAACACTAACATTATCTGCAACAGGTGTTAATTTAAATTCCGATTTGATAGTAAACGGTAGTGTTTCTGCTCTTGGTGGGGTTACCGCACTCAGTTCAATCACTTCAACTACAGGCAGTATTCTAGCCCCACTTGGTGCGGTTGCCGCCGGTCCTATGGCAGTAACACCTGTTGGTTTAGTACCAGGTCAAATATATGACACAGGCATACCAGCAGGACCAACAGGAACTTTGGGTGCTTTGAGGTCAGCATACGATGTCTTTGTATCTACAATATACGATACTCACACACACGTTGCAACAGGTTTAGGCGCCCCAACAGCACCACCAATACCGCTAGGAACACCAGTATAAATAGAAAATGGCAAGTACAATATTTTACTCAGATTTAGATTTACGTTTCCTTCCCAATCCGGTGACGGGTGACGTATCTATGAGTTATAATGAGCAAGCAGTTATTCGTTCGATTCAAAATCTTTTATATACAAGGCCTTACGAAAGATTATTCGACCCAACAATCGGTAGTGGTCTACCAGCATTGTTATTTGAACCCATTTCACCCTTAACCGCTAGTAGTATTGAAGATGAGATTAAAAGGCTTATTAGTAACTATGAGCCAAGAGCATCAATTTATCAACTTAATGTAACTGCACAAGCAGACAAAGATAGTTTTCAAGTCAGTCTTTATGTTTTTATTGGCAATAATACAACACCGACTGCTATCAATCTAACACTTCAAAGGACTAGATAATGGCTGGAGCCAATTCTAATATTCAACTGTCTTCACTTGATTTTAATTTAATCAAGCAAAACTTTAAGACATACTTACAAGGTCAAACACAGTTTCAAGATTATAATTTTGAAGGTTCTGCTATTGATACCTTACTTGATGTGTTTGCATATAACACACAATATAATTCTTTCTACCTTAATATGGTAGCTAATGAAATGTTTTTAGATTCTGCTGTACAAAGACGTTCAGTTATATCTCATGCTAAACTATTAGACTATACACCACATTCTGCAATATGTCCTGTTGCATATGTAAACGTCAAATTTACTGGTGTTTCAGCACCTACAGTTACCATACCTGCATATTCAACATTTTTATCTGAACAAATTAATGGTGTTAACTATGTGTTTACAAATATTAACCCATATACAGCAACAACAAATTTGATTACAAATGTTTGTAATTTTGCGAATGTTGCAATATATCAAGGTGTAGTTGCATCAACATCATTTACAGTTAATCAAGCAACTAATCCTACATACACATTTGAATTGCCCGATTCTACAATCGATACAACTACAATTCAAGTTATTGTTCAGCAATCAACATCAAATTCATCAATTCAAATTTTTAAACCTGCCGCCAATAGTCTGTACTTAGACGGCACATCTCAAGTATATTTTATTAATGAAGCACTTAATGGTAATTATAATATATCTTTTGGTGACGGTATACTTGGTAAAAAACTAACAGATGGTAATATAGTTCAAGTAACTTACTTGTCAACTGAAGGTGTTTCTGCATCTGGTGCTAATAGTTTTTCATTAATGACTTCAGTTGGTGGATATAATAATACAATAACAGGTTATTTGCCGGCAACAACAGGTTCAAATAAAGAAACGATAACGTCAATTAAGTTTCAAGCACCTAAAGCATATGCCGCCCAAGGTCGTGCAGTAACTAAAGACGATTATATTTCAGCAATTCAACAAAATACTTTGTTTGGTTTTGATGCTGTAAATGTTTGGGGCGGGCAAGAAAATGATCCGCCAGTATACGGTCAAGTATTTGTTTGTTTAAAACCTAAAGGTTCTTACAAATTAACTCAAACACAAAAACAAACTATCATAGACCAAGTATTAAAACCTATTTCTTTAATGACTGTAGTACCAACGATAGTAGACCCGGACTATAATTTCGTAAAGATTACGGCAAACGTTATTTACAATTCAACACAAACTACATTTGCGGCATCACAAATGTCGAGAAGTGTGTTTAATTCAATTACGAATTTTGCCACATCAACATTAAATAATTTTAATTCTACATTCTCTAGTTCAGAGTTGATTGTACAAATTCAAAACACAAATCAAGCTATTATTGCAAATGAAATTTCAATTCAATTACAGAAGAAATTTTATCCTAGTCTAACAGGTTCTCAATCTTATACATTTAAATTTGGCATTCCTTTGGCTAGAGGTGTGCTATTGAGCGGTGTTTCAAGTTATCCTGCAATTCAATATGTAGACCCAACAAACGCATCGAATATAATTGACGGTGTTTACATTGACGAAATGCCAGAAGTAACATCGGGTATTCAATCAATCTCTATTATTAACCCAGGCTATTCATATCAATATGTGCCTAAAGTTACAATTTATGGTGACGGTACCGGTGCAACAGCAGAAGCAGTTCTTGTTAATGGTTCTTTAAGTGCTATCAATGTAACTAATGCAGGTTCAGGTTATACTGCCGCATTAATTGTAATCACACCAGCCGCTAATGATACTTCAGGAACTAACGGTGCGGCAGTTGCAACACTACAAGGTCAATACGGTACATTAAGATTATATTATTATAATGCAAACAATGTAAAAACAATATTAAATTCAAATATTGGTACAATTGATTATACAAACGGTATAGTTACATTAAACGCATTTAATCCGGTAAATATTGATAATGCTCTTGCACAATTATCAATTACAGTTAACCCACAATCATCAATCTTCTCATCAACATTTAATAGAATTATTACAGTTGATCCTAATGATGCAACAGCCATCACAGTCAATGCTACCGCTCAATAATGATACAAAGCAATCAAAAAACATCATTATTCATACCATCTCAGTTACCTGAGTATCTATTAGATACTTCGGTATATGGTAATAATTTCGTATCGTTTTTACAAGCGTATTATGAATGGATGGAACTCGCCAATACTGCAAACGCTAATACAGCAACAGCAGATACTAATGGTACCCAAGGTGCTTTATATGCATCAAAGAGTTTATGGGACTACACAGATATCGACAATACTCTTGAAGGTTTTCAACAGTATTTCATTAATGATTTTTTACAATATTTCCCAGCAGAATCTTTAATATCACCTACAACTGCTGTAAAAATTGCAAGACAATTATATCATGCTAAAGGTACACCTGCATCTTATCAATTTTTGTTTAGAATTCTTTTTAATTCTGACTTTGATTATTTTTACACAAAAGATGCTGTACTTGCCGCTTCTTCTGGTAAATGGTATGTGCCTAAGAGTATTCTACTACAAACATCAGACTTAAACTTTCTAGCGGCAACTAACTATAGAGTATTCGGTTTAGTGTCAAAATCGTTTGCAACAATTGAAAACGCTATAATTGCCGGTAAAAACATTGAAGTGTTTATTTCGGATATCGAACGATTATTTCAATCTGGCGAACAAGTTACAGTAGTTGATACAAACAATCAACCAGTTTATTTTTTAAACGGTGCAGTTGTGCCCAAAGGAACAGCGGGTGCTGAAACTTTAACTGCTGTTATTCTAGGTCAAATTAGTCAGATTAATATTAATCCAACGGCAAGAGGTCTTGGGTATAATGTAGCAGACCCTGTTATTGTTTATGGTGGTTTAAATGCAAACATTACTAACCCAATTGGTGCTGTTGCAGAAATTGCATCAGTAACACAAGGTTCAATTCAAAATATTAATGTTGTAAATGGTGGCTATGGTTATGCGGTATTTCCTTCTAGCGGCACTTCATTGTATCCAGGAAATGCTTTTTCTGCAATTGCTATTTCGGGTCAACAAACTTCAGGTGCAAATGCAACAGTATTCTCTGTAGCGGCAGGTAACACAGTTACAATTTCAATACCCATCGATTCTATTGCAGTTGCTAATGGTTTTCAAATTGGTAACACATTAAGTTTTTTGTCTGCAAATACCTCGGCAACAGCAAATGCATCATTAGCAAATGCATTGACATTTACATCAATTCAAACTAACCCAATTGCATCTGTTGTATTGAATAATGGTGGTGGCGGTATTAATTATGTGCCTACTGCAACTGCTTTATCACAGTATGTTTCAAATGATACAACAAATAGCATTTTTGGTAGTATTAGTTCTTTAGGTATTCTTGCCCCTATTCAAATCGCAAATACCGGAACAGGTTATAGCAATAACGATACAATCGTATTTACTGGTGGTTATGGTTATGGTGCAAACGCAAAAATTCGTGTCGATGCTAACGGTAATGTTATCAATGTTATGTATCAGACTAGCCCAGGTTATACACAAGGTGGTCTAGGTTATGTCGGTGGCGTTCTACCTACCGTGACAGTCAATACAGCAACAGGTTCTGGTGCAAGTTTATATGTTCCAGGTACTTTAGGTAATGGCGCAACTTTCTCTTTAGTATTGAATCAAATTGGTTCGGTTTCTCTAATTAATGTTATTGATGCAGGTCAAGATTATATTTCAACACCTAATGTTTCTTTAATTGTTCAAGATATTGCAGTAACTAATTTAGCATCTTCGTTATTACCGGTTTATGGCCAAATTTTATATCAAGGTTCATCTCTTAACACAGCAACATATGTAGCAACAGTCAATTCTATTTCATTGTTACAGAAAAATTCTGTAGATATAAATTCGATTTATAATATTAGGGTCTTTAATTATTCATCACAGCCAAATCCTAGTCAACAATTATTGATTAGCAATTCTCGTATTCATATGACAATGGTGAATACTGCTTATGGCGGTACACAATATACACAATCAGTATATAATCAATATGGTGTAAGAAACTACGGCGATGGTAATGCACAAGCATCAACAAAATATTTAAACGGTCTTGTGATTGGTCAAGGTCAATATCTGACATCATCAGGACAATTAAGTTCATATGATGTTTTACAGAGCAAAGACTATAATAACTTCACATATCAGATTACAGTCGAAAAAGCAATTTCAGATTACAGAAATACATTACTAAATCTATTACACCCATCAGGTATCAATCTGATTGGTAGATATGCATTAAAGTCTAATACAGTTGTTGATTATGGTATTATGGATACCCTAGCAACACAAGAATATCTAAACAAAATTGTCGGCACAAATAATGTGCAAGGTACTATGAATGTTGCAGATAATCAGTATGTGGCATCTGCAAACACATATTATCATGGTTATAACTACAGCGTAGGTGATGTTTTAACAGTTTCTGGTGGTACAAGTGTATATCCTGCAAAAATTACTGTTACAAGCGTATATGGTACTGCTAATGATATCGGTTCATTTGCAATAAGCAATGTTGGTAACTATACTATTTTCCCAACTAATCCAGTTTCGGTAACTGGTGGTACAGGAGCGACTGCACAGTTTAATTTAGTACCAGACTATTTGTACTATTCTGCAAATACAATTGCAATTTCATATTTACCAACTGGTAACTATATAAACTATTCTACATTCGTCACAATGTCAACCGCCAATAACTTTAATGTTGTTTCGGGTCTTGCTAATGTAAACTTTGCCGCTAATACAGTTACATTAACTGATAGTGTTTGGGTACGATTTGCGAATGTTGCTTACGGTACCGGTAACTCTACATCAAACGTAATAAATATAGCAAACGTATATACAAGTGTATATAACATTATAAATGATGGTATTTACTCTAATACTTTATATCCAATCGTTGATATTATTCAAACGAATGATGTATTAAGTAGCAACGGTTACTTTGTTGGTACTGTTAAGTATGTTGATTATGCAAACAGCATTGTTCGACTGGCCACAAATTCAGCACTAACGTTTACGTCAAATATTGCAGTCAAGAAAATTCCTGTAGCCAATGCAAATCAGATTCTACTCACAGGACCTGTAGGAATTCAATATACACCATTCATCGACACAGAAGATGGAAGGGATTTAATAACAGAAGATGGAAGTAATATTCTTTTAGGATAATAAATGTCAACAGTAAAAATTTCAGCATTACCAACTCTAACAGCGTTTGCAGGTGCCAATACTGGCAATGCCACATTTGTAGGTGTTGATGCATCACAAGGAAAAACAGTTCAGTTTACTGGAACAACTCTCGCTCAACAGTTGTATTTGAATAATTCTTTAGTTGTTGGTAATAATACTATTCAATTATTAAATACTATTGCACAGTTCTCAGGTAATTCAAACAGTTATTTGCAAATTAATGCACAAAACTTTAACCCTAACGGTTCAATTGACGTTGTTTTAACTGCTGATGACGGTACTGATTCGGGTGGTTATATTGATTTAGGTTTGAATAACTCACTATGGAACGCAAATGCCGCTGGTCAAACATCACAGTTTCCGCATGACGGTTATTTAATTGTTGATGGTCCTGGCGCAAATTCTACAGGTAATCTTGTAATAGGTACTGCAAACCCAGGTACTAACGTTGTATTTGCTGTTGCCGGTTATCAATCAAACAATATTGTTGCAGTTATTACTGCTAATGGTCTTGTTATGAATACTAACACTTATATTACTTTTGCTGATGGCACAGTTCTTTCAAGTGCTAAGTCTAGTGCATATACGAATGCCGCATATGCTCAAGCAAACTCTGCCGCTTCTTTTGCTAATGCCGCTTTTACAGAAGCAAACTCAGCATCTGCTTGGGCAAACGGCATCAATGCAACACAGAATACTAATATAACTGCCGCTTATACCCAAGCAAACGTTGCAAACTCAATTGCAAATACAGCAGTTCAGAATACGGCAACTATTCAAATAAACAATTTAAATGTATCAGGTAACGTAGTTTCATCAGGAAATATTACTGGTGCTTACATGTTTGGTAATCAAAGTTCCATGACAGGTTCTGTTACTGCAACTACTATTATTGCAAACTCGTATACATACAGTTCAAATACAACAGCAACTGCAATTCAAACTGGTAGTAGAACAACTTTAGTGTATGCAAACGGAACTTCTGGTGTCATTGTAGGTTACAATGCAAGTGCATTACAACATCAAACAGGTTATGTATTTACTGTGTATAACAGCTCAGTTTTACATCCTTCTGATATTGTTATTGTTTCTGTTCAGAGTACAAACTGCCCAGTACTTCAAGTTTCTACAGCAAATACTAGAGCAGGAAGTTTTGATGTTGCAGTTTACAATGCTTCAAGTGCCGGTAACGATGCCGCATACACAATGAATCTTAACTTTGGTATTATTAGGGTCGGATCTTAAAGATAAATAGAATATGGCAAATCAAAATTTACTCACATACGCCGCTAGAATTGCATCAATCAATCAGGACTACTATAGTCCTGTTGCGGTTTTACCACCAGCGCATACAATACCATTACAATCAACTTATGCTTTCTTAGCAAACGTTGACCCATGGACAGACGATAACAATCCTCCGGCACCTACACAAGACCAGCAATCTATTAAGAAGGTCTTTAATAATATATTTGCCGTTAAAAAGGTAACTTCTGGTGATATTTGCCCTGTCGTTCAACGTATAGATTGGTCTGCAAACACAGTTTATAACTACTATCAAGATAATATTGATATGTTTGCCGTTGATTCTAATGGGTTTTTGCTGAATAATTTCTATGTGAGAAACAGTTACGACCAAGTCTTTAAGTGCCTGAGTAACAATAGCGTAGGTTCGACATCTACTGCGATGCCTTATTTTCAGCCAGGCCAATACAACACCTTCAATGTTTTTGAAGGCGCTGACGGCTATAAGTGGAAATATTTATACACAATTAATACTGGACTTAAGACAACCTTCATGGACGCATCATGGATGCCGGTACCATTAGGTTACAATACACCAAACCCAACACTATCTCAATCATCTTATGGTGTTGGCGGTATAGATGCTCTTGTCATTACAAATGGTGGTTTCGGCTATAATCCTACGACTAATCCAATAACGGTAACAATCACGGGTGACGGTACTGGTGCAACAGCAACAGTAAACGCACTTCAAGTTAACAATGTTGGCGCTATTACAGATATCACAATCACAAATCCTGGCTACAATTACACATACGCTAATGTGACAATCACATCTGGCTTGGGTACTTCTGCAACTGCTATTGCACCTGTTTCACCTGTCGGTGGCCATGGTTTCGATCCTGTTTCTGATTTGGGTGCGACTAATGTAATGTACTCTGTAGCATTTAACTCTGATGAAAGCGGTAATATTCCAACAAATATATCATATCATCAGATAGGTTTGATGGTTAACCCAACAACATACACGTTATCACCCAATCCTGCAACTGGTAGCATATATAATACAACAACATCAATTGTTGTAGCACCAGGACCTGGAACATTTGTAACAGACGAAATCATACAACAAATAGATTCATTCGGAAAAGTATTATTTTCTGCTAAGGTTGTTAGCTATAACGTTACAACCAATGTATTAAGTGTGATAAATACAAATGGTAATTACGTAACAAATCAAACAGTTCAAGGACTGACTTCAAAAGCAGTTAGAGTTTTGTTAACAGTTTCAAAACCAGATTTCGTTGCGTTCTCTGGTTACATCACATACATAGAAAATAGAAGTGCAGTACAACGTAGTGCTGACGGTATAGAACAATTCAAATTTGTACTAGGGTACTAAAGGAAAAAAATGCTGAATTTTAATGTCTCTCCATACTATGATGATTTTGACCCATCAAAGAACTACCATCGCATTTTATTTAAACCTGGTTATGCAGTTCAAGCACGAGAAGTAACACAAGCACAAACAATTTTACAGAATCAAATTTCTGATTTTGCATCTGCAATCTACTCAACAAACACACCGGTTTCAGGTGGGCAAGTTACAACAAACTTGCAATGTTATTATATTAAATTGAACACAACATACGGTTCAACAACAATTAAAGCATCAGACTTTTTAGGTAAAGTTATTACCGGTAACGATGCAAATACGGCAACAATTCAAGCAAAAGTTATTGCAACAGCAGAGGCTACAGGTACTGGCGGTGCCGCAGGTGATCCACCAACATTAGTTGTATCATACTTATCAGGACCACAGTTTGGTGATAATATGGTGTTGACAACAATTGACGGTTCAAATTTATTTGCGACTGTTCAAGCATCAACATCAACATCAATTTCAACAGGTCAGTCTTCTACAGCATCAGTTTCAAACGGTGTTTTCTATATCGTCAACGGCTATTCACAAGCGGCTGATGGAACAGAGTACTCAATCGGTAACTTTGTAAACGTTTCTCCACAAACAATCATTCTCGATAAGTATGATAATACACCATCTTATCGTGTCGGCCTTGAAATCACAGAACAAATTATTGATTACATCACAGATCCAGCATTATTAGATCCTGCTGTAGGTGCATCAAACTATCAAGCACCAGGTGCAGATAGATATCAAATAACTTTAACTCTAACAACATTACCATTGACTCTTGGTAGTGATAGTCAGTTCATTGAATTGTTAAGAATTGATAACGGTAGTGTCGTAAAACAGAATGATACTACTGTGTATTCAGCAATTGATGACTACTTCTCAAAACGAGATTTTGAAACAAATGGTGATTATGTTGTAGAAGATTTCAAACTTACACCGGTTGCAAATACAGTCAATTCGGCAAAATATGACTTGGGTATTAGTAAAGGTGTTGCGTATGTTCAGGGCTATCGTGTCGAGAATCAATCACAATTAACATTGACTTCAGATAGAGCATTAGCAACATCAAATATTGCTGGTAGCGAAACATTTATTGATTATGGTAATTATTTAAATGTGGCTGGTGTTAATGGCGACTTCAATGTAACAACATTGCCAAAAATCAATATTCATTGCGTTAATACGAATAATGTTGCTCAAGGACAAGGTAGCACAAAATACAACTCAACATTAGTTGGTACTGCTTTCTTAAGAAACTTACAGTTTCAACAGGCTAATGGCGGCTCAAACACAGGCTCTTATGTTTTTAATGCATCAATATCAGATATATTAGTAAACACTTTAGGTGCTTATGGTAATTCTTCACTATGTACATCAAACACGATTGGTGTTTTTGATACGACAGGTGAATTCTCAGGTGTTGCTAATGCCTATTATGGTGTAACATTGTCTGTTAATTCTGGTTCAAGTGTTGGTGATGTCAGAACAATTACCAATTATACAGTAAGCGGTAATAACAAATATTTTACAGTCAATCAACCATTCTCTGTTTTACCAGATGCATCATCAGCATTTACGTTGAATTTCAAGATTGGTGATGCCGATGCAATTGCTATTGCAAACGGTAGTTATTATCTAACTGCTGGTGCTAATGTTGATATTACCACCGGTAAAACTACCGGTCTATGGACAGGTCAAGCAATTCTTCAGAATCCTGGACAAACAGAGTTAATCTTTCCAATAGGTGCGCCATGGGTTCAAAACGTTTATAGTACTAGCTATACTACTACTAAGATTTTCCGCTCTGGCGTTCTTTCTGGTTCATCTGGTCAGTTAAATTTAAGTCTTGGAAGTACACCTTATAAATTCATTCAAGGTTCTGGTGTAGGTTTTGTTGAAAACAATTTTAACATTGTCAATACTTCATCAGGGGCTTTATTAGATTTCACAACATCAGGCAACACAGTTGTTGTTAGTTCTGATGGTGTGACGGCAAACATTTCTTCGTCATATTATGCTGGTAATACTGTTGATGTTATTGCAACTGTAAATGTATACAACGGTGACAGTACATCTATTACAAAAGTTAAAACGACTGTTACAGGTAATAATACAGGTGTTAGTTCAACCGGTGGTACTTCAGGTACTCAACTCAATACAAATACGTATGTCGATTTAAATAACGGTCAAGTCTTTATTTCTAAAGCAGGCGTTACAAATTCAAATTGCTTGTATATTTCCGATATTAGAAATATTGTTGCAATCTATGATACTAAAAACGTCAACTTAATTACACCTTCAGAAATAAATGCAGGAAATATAATTGGCAACCCTTTGTATGACGTTACAAATCATTTTACATTAGACAATGGTCAACGTGATACGTTCTATGATTTTGGTTATGTCAATCTAATTCCTGGTGCTCCTGGTATTATCGGTAACTTGATTGTTGTTTTGAACTACTACTCACATACCGGTGGTGACGGATTCTTTACTGGTAATTCATACCCACAATCTGATTATACAATCATACCATCTTACACTTCAAAGTCTAGCGGTATCACATATCAACTAAGAGATTCAGTTGACTTCAGACCTACAAGAGTTAATGCACAGACTTCTTACACTTGGAACTATACATCTAGCCCAACAATAAGCCAAAGTTCTGCTGGTGTTGCTATACCTAGAAACGGTAGTTACTTTAATAATTCTTATAATTTCTATCTTGGTAGAAAAGATAAACTTGTTCTTACAAAAGATAACAGCTTTAAGATTGTTGAAGGTGTACCATCAATTAATCCAAGACCACCAACAGAGCCAACAGGTTCTCTAGTTCTTGCAAATCTAACTTTAGATCCATATACTGCTATTGTTGGTAATCAAACTGTTAATGGTCAGTCAAATCTTTCAATACAGAAAGTTGTTCATAAACGTTGGGCTAAGAGTGATATCACGGACTTAGAAACAAGAATCAATAACTTAGAATATTATTCTGCACTAAGTCAACTTGAAGCAACTGCCGCCTCAACCCAAGTATCAGATAGTAATGGTATTTCAAGACCAAACTATGGTATTCTTGTTGATTCATTCACATCATTTGCTACAGCGGATACATACAATCCAGATTTTGCGGCAAACATCAATATTCGAACAAATCGTTTGTCTCCTGCCGCATTAGTTGATAACTATCAATTACAAAATCCTACAGTAATGGCCTCATTAGGTACATTAGCAAACACTTATGATTTTGCAATCTCTAGTATCTCTGGTACTGGAACAAACATCTTTACATTACCATATACTACAGCAAATCTTATTGTTCAACCTCTTGCAAGTAGTGCAGTATCAGTTAATCCTTTCAACGTTATTGTTGACAAAGGTGTTGCATCGTTGACACCACCTATTGACAATTGGGTTGATAATCAACAAGTTGTGCCAGTAGTTACACAGACACAAGCCACAGCAGTTAATCAACAGGCTTTTGGTAAAACCTTGACTAACATGGGCGACTTTGCATCAATTCCTGGTACTTCAAGTGTAACAATTACATCATTGAATTCTACTGGAAATACTGCAACATATGCAAGTCAATTAAGTACAACAACGTCTTCAATTAGCACACCAGCCGCATTGAATACTGTTAACGGATACTTGGTTAACGACACAATTTTACCATATATTAGACCACAACAAATTATTGTTGAAGCAAAAGGTCTGTTAGCAAACCAAAACGTACATTGCTGGTTTGATGGTATAAATGTTGACAAGTATATGATTGCCCCAAACACAATCGAATTGCAGAATGTACATGGTTCTTTCCAAGTAGATGACATTATAGGTTATTATCAATCTGGTTCACAATCATTCTATCCATCTGGTCGTGTTATGAACGTGTATAACTATCCAGGTACATCAAACACTAGATTGTATGTGTCAGACTTTATGAGACTTGCTAATAGAGCAAATTTAGCATCACCTCAGTTGTATAATGGTATGTTTGATGCTAATGGTGATTATATTGCCAACAGTTGGACCGCATATGGTACACCAGTAAATGCGTCCGTAATTTCTATGGCAACATCAGGTACAGTCTCTGGTGTTGGTGGTGCATACACGACAGCAGTAGGACCTACTTATAGCGGTAACTTATATAAAATGAACTATGGTGCACAGAACTTCTCAGATTTCTTAAACACAAATGGTGTTTGGGATGTAAGTAATGCCACTGGTTCATTAACAACATTTAATGCCACTTTCCCAATTTTCTTCCCAATAGGAACTGGAAACACATATGTAATGACTGCACAATGTAATGGTACTGCAACGGTTAGTGTTAACAATGCAACAATCGTAACATTATCAGCAGGAACATATGGACAAAATCAACAAACTAAAGTCACATTTAACCCAACACAGAACGTATTAAGTAACATTAGTATTTCTGCTACATGTTCAGATGGTGTGCCAAGTATTGCAGTTGTTGTTACAGACCCAACTACAAATACCGTAATTTGGAACGCAACACAACCTCAAGGTATGACATATGCCGGTTCTGGTCAACAAATTGCAATGCCATATGGCGGTATATTATTTACCGGTGCAACAAAAGTTAAATTAGATCCTACAATATCAAGTACACTTGATTTCACGGGTTCACAAATTAACTTCTTTACAAAAGAAGTTACTCAAACAGAGTCATTGACTACATGGACTCCTCCACCAGCCACACCATCTGGAAGTTCTGGTGGTTCAACATCAATTGCAGGTGCACCAGGAAGTTGGTTCATACAATTAGATACTGCAATTTGGGGAGCAAATTCACCATGGACTAAAGTTGATTCGGCAATTGTACATGCCGGAACAGCAGTTCTTGGTGCTGTTAGCAACGTAGTAAATACTGTTTCCCATGATGTCACTAACATTGTAAACAAAGTTTCATCATGGTTCTCTGATAGACGTTTGAAACGCTCTATTAAATATATCAAGACACTTGATAATGGAATTAAAATTTACAGTTTCAAATATTTGTGGAGTAATCAAACCTTTGTTGGTGTGATGGCTCAAGATTTAATTGGTACTGAATTCGAATCTGCTATTAAAACACACATAGGTATCTACATAGTTGACTATAGTAAACTTGGTTTTAATATGATGACTCTTGAAGAATATGAAGCAACAACCGTATAACTTGGAAGAAAATAAATGACATCAGCCGTAACAACGCAATCAACAGTAAATCAATCAGCAACGATTACTGCATTTGATCCGACAACGAGAGTTGCAACACTTTCTCAGCCAGTAAATTTATCATTAGGATATAATCAAAATTTTGGTGATATCACAACGACATATAATATTGTTGGTACAAATTATAATATGTCTCATGCTTTAACAAATGGTGGATTGCCACAGTTGTCAACCGATGAGCAAGGTAATTTTAATGCTATCTTCAATGTACCATCAAACACATTTCAGATTGGTACTAGAGTTTTTCGAATTGATAATAGATTAAATGTTGGTGATACTGATGGTACTTCAGCAACAACTTATGCCGAAGCAACATTTACTGCATCTGGTCTTCAAATCAATGCAACTCAAGCAAATTTTGCGCCTTCTTTAGATTCTAGTGCATCAACATATGTACCGACAACTACTATTAATAGTCAATCAGTTTTAGGTAATCAGACAGCGGCATTCTCACCTTTTGATCCTATTGCACAATCATTCATTGTTTCTAAAGATAATTACCCTAATGGTGTATTTTTAAGTTCTGTCAAGTTATTTTTCCAAAACAAACCAGCAACAAATATACCGATTACTGTTTCTCTTGTTGCAACTTTAAATGGTGTACCTAACGGTCAAACGTTAGACTATTCCACAGTCACATTGTTCCCAAATCAAGTTAAAGTTTCACAAACACCACAGTATCTTGATGCTAATACAGCAACTACATTTACATTTAATGCTCCGGTTTATGTACAACCTGGTGTATTGTATGCTATTTTAATTAATTCTAGAACATCAGATTATACTTTATGGTACGGTCAACAGAATTCTTCTGCATTACCTTCTACTGCAAAAGCAAAACCTTCAGACCCAAATCCATCAAACCCAACAAGAATCGGTGCCGCACCTTATGTTGGTGGTCTATTTGAATCACAAAATGCTCTGCAATGGTCTGTTGACCAAACTAAAGATTTAATGTTTGTAATTGACCAATGCGTTTTCAATACTAATATTACAGGAATTATACCATTCGATTTACCTTATGGTGCTCCTTATAGAAAACTTGGTATTAATGATGTTAGACATAAGAGCGATCCTGCTATAGTATCACAAGTTATGGGTAACTATTCACAAGTATCTGAAATTGACGAATTCAACGTCACTACTACAGAATTTGTACCGACACAAACTAAAACATCTTATACATATCAATCAATACTTGCTGATGGTACAAAGACCACTACAGCAACAGTTATACCTGGTAATTATGCAACACCGACATATCAAAATATTAAATTGAATGATGGTTTAGGTGCAAGATTTGTAAATCCTAATTCTAATTCTTCATTCGTTATGACTGCAACATTGTCATCTAATGATCCTAATGTAAGTCCTATCATCTCCGATGACGGAATGACTCTGTATACGATAACATATGCTATCAATAATATGGGTCTTTCAAACAATGTTATTCAAGTTTTAAATGCTGGTACAGGCTATTCAACAAATACATATGCAACAGTTTCAGCACCTGACGTTGCCGGTGGTGTTCAATCCGCAGTCGGTGTAAACTTAGACACTAATGGTAATGTTACTTCTGTATATGTTCAAACTCAAGGTAGCGGTTATATTAAAACACCGACAATCACAATTATCGACCAAAACAATACACGTGGCGGTAACGCTAACGCATCTATCGTAGTTGGTGGTGAAACATCATCATCTGGTGGTAACAGTCGTGCAAAGTATTTTACTAAGCCAGTTATCCTACAACCAGGAAATGATTCTGGTGACTTAAGAGTTTATTGTACTGCTTATCAACCAGTAGGAACAGCAATCTATGTATACTATAAGATTCTAAGTTCACAAGATACATCAACATTTGCATCACAAAATTGGCAATTAATGACACCAACAACAAACGCCAACAATTTTGCAAGCGTTCAGGATCAATTAATTGAATATGAATATGCTCCTGGTATTTTTGGTTCTGGTCAAGCAAACAACAGCATTTCTTATTTGAGTACAAACGGTACGACATACAATAACTTCATTCAATTTGCAATCAAAGTTGTAATGGCTTCAAGCGATGCAACAAACGTACCTTATCTAAATGATATTCGTGCGATTGCATTACCACCAGGTACGAGAATCTAATATGTTAGTAAAAGTAGAAGGAACTTCTTATGTGAGAGACATCAATACGATGGCTCTCATTAACACTAATGTCGCAGAAAAAAATGATTATCTTTCTAAAATCACAATGATGAAGACTCAAAAAGAAGAAATAAATACCGTGAAGAATGAAATAGATTCAATCAAAAATGATATGAAAGAGATTAAAGAATTACTTTTGGCTATGAATAATAACAAATAAAGGTCCAAATGGCTACGATTTTTACAGCAACAATTTTACCAACTCTAACATATGCAAATACTTTTGTAGATTGGTTTACAACAACGAATACAATTGTTGTTGATTTTAATAACTTCTCTGCTAATGCATATGCAAAAAACACAGGTACTCTGTATCTTAATGAGGCTACTACTGCTTTAGTTGTAGGTAACGGTGTTGCACAATTCGGTAATCAAGTTCAGATTACTGGTACAGGTTCTTATCTAACAGTTGATAATAATATTGTAATGAACTATGGACAGTTGGTAGTTTCAAATGCCAACTCAAGTATTATTGCTTCTGGTGTCGTACAAGTCGGTAATACAGTATATGCTAATGGTGCTAATACAGGTTTGTTTGTTGCTAACAATGCAACTTTAAATTCAAACGCATACATTACAGGTAACGCATATTTTGGTAAACAAATTTTTGTTACCGGCCCTGTTACTCTTAACGCATTAACTGTTCAAGGTACCACATCAATACAAAACACTTTGACGATTAGCGGTACAACAAACGTTAATAATACTCTTACTGCAACCGGTAACGTAAATGCTTTATGGTTCAATGCGACAAACGGACTTACTGGTACTCTTGCAAACATTAGCGGTTATGCTAACTCTGGTCGTTTAGCTACAACATTAACTGGTCAGATTGGTACTCAGTTGTATGTTGGTGATTCAATCTATACAACAAATAGCACATTCGCAAATATAAACTATTCTAATACAGTTGTTGCTAACACATCTGTAACGTCAAATGTCATCACAGCAAATACAATTCAAGGAAACTTGAATGTCAATACTGCAACTGTAACTGCATCTGTTGGTAATATTGTTTCTTTAAATGCAACTACTATTACAACAGGTAGTTTGTATGCTAACAATATTACAGCATATCAAAATTTAAACGCTAACAATGAATATGCAAACGTAATCGTTGCTAATACATCTATTCTCACACCAGCATTAAATGTTTCGGTATCGTTGACAGCAAATACTGCTAATGCATACTTCAGTAATGTATTCGCAACAAACTTAACATTGAGTGGTAATCTTGCAATCAGTTACCCAATTGTTTCAACATCAAATTCATTTACATTAAACGCTAACAATACCACAGCAACACCTTTTGCACAGTTTGTTATCAATCGTGGTACAGGTTCTAATACTGCACAAATTCAATGGTATGAATCTGGTAAACAATGGCAGATTAATGATGTAACAACAAATCAGTTCTATTCAATTCTAACTTCTGAAGTTGCAAACAGTAGCCTAGTATTAAATAGTACATCTAATATTGCAACATCTCAAGCAGTCTATACTGCAAATCTATTTGCTCAAGCCGCATTTAACGTTGCAAATGCCGCATATACATCTGCAAATAACGTTGCCCCACAGATTCAACCTGCATTTAATCAAGCAAACTCTGCTTCAAATATTGCCAATTCAGCATTTGCAGAAGCTAATATTGTATACACATTAGCAAACACAATAAGCAACACTACTAACTCAGCATACGCAAGAGCAAATGCATCCGCTAATTTGTTTACTGCAAACGGTAATACAGCATCACCAAGCAACGGCGGTATATCTTTTGCAAGCCTTTACGGTGAGTCTATCAATGCCTCAGGCAATACAATTACGATTGGCACTTCACAAGATTTAAGGTCTTCTGCATCACCAACATTCAACACACTAACACTAACAGGCAACTTAGCAGTCGGACAAGGTGGTACAGGTTCTACAACAGCCGCTGGTGCTGTTCAAAATCTATTACCTGCAAACACTAATCAAATCGGTTTCTTCTTGCAGACAACAGGTCCTGGTAACTTTGGATGGATTTCTAATACTGCTAACAGTCTTGCTTATACAGTACCTACTGGTGTTGCGGCAACTAATAATAACGTTCAACTAGCATTGAATGATTTGTATTTTAACAAAGCAAACTTAGCATCACCACAGTTTACTGGAACACCTAATTCAGTAACTCAAGCAACTACAACACAGAATACTACTATTGCAACTACTGGCTTTGTAGGTGCTCTCGCAAACTCTGGTTATTATTTCTCTCACAATATTACCGGTACTGCTCAGTACGCAAACAATTTATATCAAACAACATATAGTACAGCAGGTAGTGTTCCTTATCAATCCGCTCAAGGTACAACAGCATTTACTGCCGCTGGTGCAACATCTCAAGTTCTGATTGGTGGTACTTCACCATCATGGCTGAATATGAGTTCTATGACAGTCGGTGCCGCTACTCTTGCAAATGCAACATCTAATATTGCCGGTGGTGGTGCAGGTCAGATACCATATAACACAGCATATGGTGCGACATCATTTATTGGTGCCGGTACTGCTGGTCAAGTTTTAGTTTCTGCTGGTACAGGAACACCAGTGTGGTCAAGTTCCGTACAGCAAAGTTCAGTCACAGCATCTGGCGCTGGTATATTTTCAACTTTAACATCTAACAATGCAGTAAATGCAGTTAGCATTAATGCAACAACTTCAGCAAATATTGCAAACGTCACAGCAAGTTTCATCACTAATACTGGTAACTATTATAGTGGCGGATTAATCAGCGTAGTCGGTAATATTATTGCTTACTCTGGTTCTGATAGAAAATGGAAAGAAAATATCAGAGACATTGAAGGTGCTCTTGATATTGTTGATGCTGTTGGTGGTAAATTATTTGATTGGACAGATGAATATATTGCACAGAATGGTGGTCTGAATGATTATTCAATGCAGAAATCTGATTTCGGTGTTGTTGCTCAAGACCTGAGAGAAGTTTTCCCAGTTGCAACAAGGGTAAGACCAGACGGCTCTCTTGCAGTTGACTATGAAAAATTATGTGCTGTAGCATTTGCCGCTATCAAAGATTTACGTGCAGAAGTTGAAGCATTAAAGCAATCAAAGTAATCCTCTCTTACTAAATAGAGTAAGAACAATTAGAATAAGAAAACATGGCCGCAGGATATCAAAATCTCTACCTAGAACAAGGTGCATCTTTTGCATTTACAATCACATTAGATGATGTATATGGAGAGGCCTACTCTCTTTCTGGCGCCAATGTGTATAGTAAAATGAGGTATTCTTACTATACACCTAACGTAGCGGCAACTTTTGCCACAACAATTTCGGCAAATACAGGTCAAGTTACGTTTTCTTTAGACTCAGCCAATACGGCAAACATCACACCAGGTCGTTATGTATACGATGCTGTGCTTTCTTTCTACGCTGGTAGTGGTCAAGCGAACACAGTCATTAGAATCCTTGAAGGAATTGCAGAAGTTGCTCCTGGTGTAACATCGGGGTAACATATGGCAACTAATCCACCTTCATCAGTCAAAGTAACCATTGGTCAAAACACACCAAAAGTAACTGCGGTTTCTTATGGTGGTCTTCGTTCGCTTGCAGGTTCAACAGATTTGAATCTTGCCGGTGCTCAAGACGGTGACGTTATTGTTTACTCGCAATCACAGAAATTGTTTTACGTTGAAAATATTGGCAACGCTATTACATCTATTGATAACGGATACTTTTAATGTCATCAAATACAGTTAATGTACAGATACTAAGGTCCTATGGATCTTATCAACCAACAAACTTACTTGATGGGCAGTTAGCGTATTCCTTTCAATCTAATACACTATACATCGGTACAAATAGTAATGGTATTGTTACTATTGGTGGTGTCACACCTTTAGCTCGTATTCAAACTGCCTTCAATGCGGCAAATAGTTCAGGTGATTTTGCAAACTCTGCTTTCACACGTGCTAATCTTGCCTATGCGGCCGCTAATGCCGCTGGTTCATCAACAACAATAAACTTAGCATATCAAACTGCTAACTCGGCATTTAGTCAGGCTAATCTTGCCTATGCGGCCGCTAATGCCGCCGGTTCATCTACTACAACTAACAATGCTTATGCAACTGCTAACTTAGCTTTTGCACAAGCGAATGCCGCTTTCAATGCGGCTAATAGTGGTGTAACTGCATCATATGCTTTTAATCAAGCTAACAGCGCATACAATCAAGCCAACGTAGCATTTGCGGCGGCTAATGCGGCAGGTTCTTCTACGACTGTAAATGCGGCCTTCTTAACTGCTAACTCTGCTTTTACACAATCAAATAACGCATATAACAAAGCAAACTCAGCAAACGTTCTAGCACAGTCTGCTTTTGGTGCCGCTAACGTAGGTAACACATTTGTTACTACTGGAGGTACTGTAACAGGTAACGTAACAGTTTCAAACAATCTAACTGTATCTGGTAACTTATATGTACTAGGTAACTTAACTGCTATCAATACAACACAAGAAGAAACAAACGCACCGTTAATCTTCTTAGCAAACAATAACACATCTTCTGATACAGTTGACATCGGTTTTGTTGGTAACTATAATGCAACAGGTAATGCGTTTACTGGTTTGTTTAGAAACCCAACCCTTAAAGAGTTTATATTCTTTCAGAACTATGCATCACCTATTGGCTCAAACAATCTAATTAATATTAGTGACCCTAGTTTTGCATATGCAAACGTGTACTCAAATTACTTCAAAGGTAATGTAATAAGTCACGGTGTAGATGTATTCTATTATTCTAACTCTGCTTTCTCAGTTGCAAATACGGCATCATCAAATACTGTAGCACTTCAAGGTATTGAAAATGCACAGAATACAAACATTGCGTATTCATGGACAACTGCAAATGCCGCTTTTGCAAATGCAAACTCTGCAATTCTATATCAAACGGCAATTAGTAATTCGGTAAACAGTATTGCTGTTGGTGGTGCACCTGTACAGAACGCTCAAGTATGGTCTACACTAACTGTATCACAAGTCTTTGATGCAATTCTGTTCCCAACAATCGGTCCTACATATACAATACCTACAATATCTTTAAGCGGTACTGCTTCTGGTACTGTAGAAGTCGGTTCAACAATCACTCAGACAATGACTCTGACTGGTACTAAGAACGATGCTGGTGCATTCCTTGCATTGTATATTCAACGTAATAGTGCGAACATTGCTACGATTAGTAACCCATCAGGTACAGCAACAACTAATATTGCATCTCAGTATGGCTATAGCGATCCTAACAATCAAAACTATTACTATACATTAAGTAATACAGATACTGCTATTGCAACAACTGGTACATTCACATGGGCGGGTTACGGTAACTATAATGCTGGTGTTGCTAAGTTAACAAACAAAGGACAGACAGATGCAAACGGTGCTCAACTTCGTTCAACTGTTTATCCTCAAGCCGCTGGTTCAGCGTTCGGTTCAGGTTCTTATTCAGTAACTGGTATCTATCCATACTTTTGGGGTGTATCATCAACGCAACCGACAGCCGCAAGTATTGCATCAGCAATTCAAGCAGGCACAGCAAACAAAGTACTTGCAGTTGGTTCAGGAACACTTACAATCACATTCAATGCAAGTTCTCAATACGTTTGGCTTGCAGTACAAAATAGCTATGCAACAAAGACAACATGGTATAATACTGCTCTAAATAACGGTAGTATTGGTGCAGGTCAATTTATATTGAGTCCTGTAACACAAGCAGTCACTTCACCAACATCTCTCTGGTCTGGCGTTAATTATAATATGTACATCTCTGGTTACTCAACGACAACTAGCGGCTCAATACAGTTCTCATAAAACATGTCAATTATTCTAAACGACAATCTAAGTATACAGGCACCTAAGGGAGTTGATTCTCGTTTTGGCCCATATGTAAATACAACTATTGCTTTATCGAGTGTTGGGTCTGCGGTTCGTTATCAAGGTTTAACAATTGGCATCAATTCTGCAAATGCAAGTGCGAATGGTGGTAATACTGTTATTGAGTATTGGTTTCGTGACGGTATTGCAGATGGTGATTTAACTTACAAAGTTGACCCTACTGCTAACTTAGCATATGCACAAGCTAATGCCGCCTTTAATGCGGCCAATAGTTCAGGTGGCGGTAGTTCAGCGGCCGCTTTCAATCAAGCGAATGCCGCCTTTGCACAAGCTAATGCCGCCTTTGCACAAGCAAACACAGGCTCTAGTTCTGCACCAGCTTTTAATCAAGCTAATGCCGCTTTCAGTCAAGCAAACGTAGCCTTTAATACTGCTAACTTAGCATACACACAAGCAAACTCAAGTTATACTGCACAAAATACAACAGCATCTTTTGCTAACGGTGCTTTTGTTGTTGCAAACTCGGGAGCATTATTTGCTAATAGTGCTTTTGCTACTGCAAATGCTTCCTATAATGCACAAAATATAACTGCTGGTTTCGCTAATGCCGCATATGCATATGCAAATACATTAGGAACAAATGAGGCATCTGCATTTAATACTGCTAATGCCGCTTATGCACAAGCAAATACTGCTTATGCTAATTCAAATACGTTCATAACGTTTATCACAGGCGTTGAAACAAGTCAGAACAATAATATTTCTTCCGCATTTACTCAAGCTAATAATGCGGCCATATTTGCTAATGGTGCTTTCACAGTTGCCAATGCCGCTGTAAGACGTGCCGGTGATACAATGACTGGTAACTTAGTGATTGCTGGTGCTAATTTAACAGTAGGTACTGCACTTGCCGCTTATGCAAATGGTAACGTTGTAATCTCTCAAGCAACAGGACAAATTGTCCTTGCAGGAAATACATATGCAGGACATATGTTACCTGCCGCTAATGCTGATGGTACTGGTGTAGGATATGATTTAGGTTCCCCAACAAGTCGTTGGAGAAAAATCTACGTTACTGGTACAACGATTGATATTGGTGGCGCTTTAATTCAAGCACAAGGTAATGCGATTTCACTAACCAGCGGAACAGGCGCTACGTTTGCCGTTTCTGGTACAGGTGCAAACTCTGTAGGTTCTTTTGCAAGTTTAACAGCAAATGCCGGTATTGATTCAACTAATTCTGTTAGCGGTACAATTATCGTCACTGGTGGTGTTGGTATTTCTAATAATGCTTTCATCGGTGGTAATACAACTGTAGCATATCAATTAACTGCAAATCAACACACATTCGGTATTGATGGTACAAGTCAGTACACAGCGGCCGCACCTTATGCATATTCTAATGCATCATTCTTGACTGCTAATAGTGCTTATACTGCACAGAATATTACTGCTGGTTTTGCTAATGCCGCTTTCTTAGTCGCAAACAGTTCATTTGTTGCAGAAAACATTACTGCTTCGTTTGCCAACTCTGCTTATACACAAGCAAATGCGGCCTTTAATCAAGCAAATACGGCATCTTCTTTTGCTAATGGTTCGTTTACAACTGCAAATTCTGCATCTTCTAATACAGTAACATTGCAAGGTATTGAAAATGTACAGAACACCAATATTACAGCATCGTTTGCACAAGCAAATGCATCTTACAATGCTCAAAATACAACTGCATCATTTGCAAATAGTGCCTTCGTAACAGCAAACTCTTCTTATTCTGCTCAAAACATAACTGCTGGTTTTGCAAACGCATCATATACGGCACAAAATACTACGGCAGGATTTGCCAACGGTGCATTTGTTACTGCTAATGCATCTTATGCGGCACAAAATATAACTGCTTCGTTTGCTAACAGCGCATATTCTTTTGCAAATTCAATTAATACTTATGCATATGCCGCCTTTTCTTATGCAAATACATTAAATGCAGTAAACGTAGCATCAGCATGGAACACATCTAATGCCGCTTTCATTCAAGCAAATAGTGCTTTCAATGCACAAAACATAACAGCAGGATTTGCAAATGCTTCTTACACGTTTGCTAATAGCATCAACATATATGCGTACTCTGCTTATGCGGCCGCTAATGTTGGTAATACATTCGTTTCAACTGGTGGTACAGTTGCTGGTTCTGTTGTTATCAGCACTGATTTACATGTCACTGGTAACTTGTATATTGCTGGTAATTCCACTTTTGTTAACGCAAATAATATATCAACAAACGATTCGATTATTTTAATTGGTACCAATAATACATCTAACGTTGTTGATTTGGGTATTGTCGGACACTTTACAAATAACGGATATCAAAGAACTGGTTTTGTTCGTAATCACAATACAGGCATTTGGGGACTGTTCAGCAATCTAACATCAGAACCTTCAACAACAATCAACTGGTCTGATGCCAATTTAATTTATGATAAGATTCAAACCGGTAACATTACGACTCCAGCAATATATGTTGCAGGTGTAGAACTTGGTGCTTATGCGAATACTGTTAATGCTTATTCTTATGCATCGTATGCATCTCAAAACATTACCGCATCGTTCGCTAACGGCGCTTTTGCTACTGCAAATGCATCATATGCATCTCAAAACATTACCGCATCGTTCGCTAACGGCGCTTTTGCTACTGCAAATGCTTCCTATAATGCACAGAACACTACCGCATCATTCGCTAATAGTGCCTTTGTAACAGCAAACGCATCATACAATTCGCAAAACACAACAGCATCTTTTGCTAACGGTGCATTTATAACTGCAAATGCATCATATAACTTTGCTAATAGTGTCAACACATATGCGTATGCCGCATTTGCAAAAGCAAATTCTCTCACAACTTCAGGCATTACAGTTGTTAATTTTACTGGTGACGGTGCAACTACATCATTTGCATTAGGCGTTACACCGTATTCTATCAATGCAACGTCTGTTAACTATAACGGTATTACATTACTAAGAAATAGTTATACATTGTCTGGTGCAAATATTGTCTTCTCAAGCCCACCTGCTAATACAGCATTAATTGAAGTTACAGTATCAACTCAAACTGTTTCAACTAATACTTCAATAAGTTCAGGTAATAACGGCAACGTTCAATTTGCATTGGCAAATAATATAATTGGTTCTGATGCCAACTTTGTATATCTAACATCTAATACAACACTATTAGTACCAAACGCATATTATACCGGTAACGTAAGTATTCAAGGTAACTTGTATGTTAACGGTACTGTAACAACATTCAATAATGTAACTGTTAACACGACAGAAACAATTACAACAACACTAACTCTTAGTGGTTTGAATGTCTATCCTTATATTACTTCAAGTTATGGTTTTTCTAACACAGTCAACACTTATGCATATGCATCATATTCAGCACAAAACATAACTGCTGGTTTCGCTAATGCATCTTATACTGCACAAAATACAACAGCCTCATTCGCAAATAGTGCTTTTGGTCAAGCTAACTCTGCCGCTGTATTTGCAAACGGTGCATTTACATTTGCTAACAGCGTAAATACCTATGCATATTCAGCATATGCTTTTGCAAATTCTGTTAACGTATACGCACGTGCCGCATTTGCACAAGACAATTTAGTATTCTCAGTTGCAAATTCTGCTGGTCTGTTTGCTAATGGTGCTTTTGTAACAGCAAACGCTTCTTTTATACAAGCAAATAATTCACTTGCAAACGTTGGTTCTTTAATAACTGTGAACGGTGTTTCGCAATTTGCGATAACGAATTCTCAAGTATCAACTTCAATAACTACTGGTGCATTAACAGTTGCTGGTGGTGTGGGTATTACTGGTAATACTTATGTCGGTGGTGATGTATTTGCAAATAATGGTGTCTATTCTGGCAATACATTCCAACCTGTGATAGGTTCATTCAATGACGGTATTGTTATGGACTACGTTCAAGGTACAAATGGTATCGGTAGAATTTCAGTCGGTCCAAATGATTACATAACATTCTATACTGGCGGTGTCGGTACTACTCCTGTTGCAAACGTGTACAGTAACGGTGCGTTTACAAGTACAAACGTAACAGCAAGTAACAATATTACAACTAACACGTTTACTGCTACTGGTCTTGTCACCATACAACAAACTACAGAAAATATTACGAACACTGGTAATCCTGGTTCTTCTGTGACTTATGATTTCAATGCTGGACCTACATACTATAATACCGGTATGACACAAAACTGGACAGCAAACTTTACAAATGTACCAACAACACAAAATAAATCAGTTCTAGTTACTTTGATTAACAATCAAGGTAGCACAGCATATTATCCAAGTACTATTCAAGTTAACGGAACAGGTTATACACCAAAATGGTTAGGCGGAACTTCTTACACTGGTAATGCAAGTCAATGGGATTTCCTCACATTTGCCATCATAAATATTGGTGGTACTATAACTGTTCTTGGTTCATACGCAACATATTATTAATTATGAGTAGAATATCATCGTCAAGTGGCTTTGGGTTTTCAGGTGTTGGAATGGCTACTGCCAACTTAAAACCGATTCCAGTAACTGTTAATTATGTTTTGGTTGCCGGTGGTGGGTCAGGTGGTACTTTTGGTGGCGGTGGTGCTGGTGGTGTATTGTCTGGTCAAGTTACTTTTCCTAAAAAAGGTTCGACTGTAACAGTAACTATTGGTGGTGGAGGTGTTGCCGCAAATAATGGAGGACCTTTAGTATATCCTGGTAATGCTGGAGGTTATTATGTGAGAGGTACTAGCGGTTCAGGTTCTACAATATCGAATCCTTGCACATTAGGATCTGTAAGTTCAACAGGCGGTGGTGCCGGACGTGGTGGGTGGCCAGGTATGTGTTCAAGTTTTGGTGCATTAGGTGGAGGGTCTGGTGGTGGTGGTGCATCTGGCGGTAATCCTCAAAGTGCGCCCGGAGTACCAGGTCAAGGAAATCCTGGAGGTTCTGGAACCACCCCTTCAGGTATGTTTTTCGGTAGTGGTGGTGGAGCAGGAAGTGCAGGGACTTCAGGTGTAGGGGCAAATGGTGGTTCTGGACGAGTAATAACTATTATGGGTCCTAGTTCACCTGTAACAGTTGGTGGTGGAGGTGCGGCTGGCGGTTGCCAAGGGTGCAGACCAACATTTTATCCTAGTCCGTATTTTTTTTATACTGCAGGCGGTACAGGTGGCTCTGGTGGGGGCGGTAATGGTGGTAGTGGAGGTGTGCAAGGTGCATATGCGACTGGACGTACTGCTGGTACTGTAAATACTGGGGGTGGGGGTGGTGCTGGCGGATTTACAGGTTGGAACTTTATACAACCACCAACACATTCATGTTCTCCAAATGAGGAATGGTTTCCTGGTATGAATGGTGGTTCTGGTGTCGTCTTCATTTCAGCGAATACTGCAAAGAAAGGAACTGCCGGACCACCAACCGTTTTCACAACAGGAACTGACGGCCTAGGTAACACTTGGTTTAAATTCACTTCTTCTGGTACATATCGAGTATAAAAATGTCACTAACTGTAATAGAACCCTTCAATTTAGATAATTCCGCAAGTTATATTGTTAGCAGTTTAAATGCTGGTAACACTATAAATGTGGGAACCACACTTTATCTAAATAATATAGCGGTTAGTAACACTAATAACTCTCTGACGGTTAACTCTGCGATGACAATTTCTGGTAATGTTTATGCGAATTTGGTAGGCTACGTTGACGGCGGCTTATTTTAACATAAAACAACATAAAAGGAACATCACATGTCTGGTGGAGTCTCAAATTCAAGTATTCTAATTAAACGTTCCACGGCTACTGGTCGTCCTAGTTCGCTTAAATCCGGTGAGTTAGCTTACTCATATCTCTCAAACACAATCTTTATCGGTACATCCGATGGTACTAGCACACTAAACGTTGGCGGTCAGTACTACACATCACAACTTGATTCAGCAACACCGTTAAACGTTGCGAACACAATCGTTAGACGAGATGCCGCAGGTAATTCGTATTTCGGTAACGTTGTTGTTTCTGGTTTCATTACCGGTACAATTCAAGGTACTTCTAATAACGCAACAGCACTTGCATCACCACAGAACTTTGGTATTTCTGGTGGTGATATTACTGCTTCAAACATTGCTTTTAACGGTACTTCTGCTGTAATATTAAGCGCATCACTTAATAACGTTAGCGGTTTAAGTGGTGGTACAGTCGGTTCTAATACTTCTATTCCTGTTATCACTTACGGTGCAAACGGTAGAATTTTAAACGTTTCTTCTGTAACAGTAAGTGCAAACTATCAACCCGCATTTGATTGGGCAAACTCTGCATACAATGCGGCAAATAGTTCAAGTAATACAGCATTTAGTGCTTATGCAAGAGCAAATGCCGCCTACAATCAAGCAAATAGCGCATATTCTTTAGCAACCACAGCAGAATCAGATGCTCAGACAGGTATTACAAATGCGGCACAAGCATATTCAGCCGCTTGTACAGCACAACAACTTGCACAAAGTGCCTATACTGCACAAAATACAACAGCATCTTTTGCTAATAGCGCCTTTGGTCAAGCTAACTCTGCCGCTGTATTTGCTAACGGTGCGTTTGCATCAGCAAATGCTGTCCAGTTCACAATTACTGACGGCACACACTCTAATACATTCTATAGATCCGGTACATTAACAGTTACAGGAACTACTGGTGTAACAGCAGTCGCTTCTGCAAACACATTAACATTTGGTACAGATAACACAGTATTACGTTCTAATACAACATCAGGTATCGGTGCTACACAAAATATTAATACTTCATTAAGTATAACAGGCAACTTGACAACAGGTAATATCATACCTTCGTCTGCTTACATGTCTATCGGTACATTTGCAAACCCTGTTCAAGAGTTGTATGTTTCTTCTAACTCATTGAATGTTGGTGGTATTTCTTTAAGCAATACAGGTAGTGTATTAACAATCGGTGGTGGTGTAACTGATTTAGCAGTAAGCACATCATTTGGACCATTGTCTAACATTGCATCAGTCGCAAATACTGGTTACAACTTTGTTAATACTGGCGGTACAGTTAATGGTAACGTTAACATCGTTGGTAACTTAGTAGTTCGTGGTACAACAACACAAGTCGATACTACAACAGAAACAACAACAGCAGGTACAATTGGTCTAGCCGCTAATAATACTGGTGACGTTATTGATATCGGTCTATACGGAACATATGTTAACGGTACTACAAAACTTACCGGTTTGGTTAGAGGACCAGGAACAAGTAACTACTACTTGTTTAATAATATCAATGCTACTGAACTTTCTGGTAACAACATTCCATCCGCAGACTTTACTGCCGCAAACTCAGCAACATTGTATGCTAACGTTGTTTCTTATCAAACATCATCTAGCGGCCAAGCAACATTCGGTTCTGTCGTATCAAATACTGCAATTGCTGTATCTTCTGGTGGTACTGGTGCCGCAACATTCTCTGCTGGTCAAATCTTAGTTGGTAACGGCACAGGTGCTCTACAAGTTCTTGCAAATACAGGTACTGCCGGTACATATGGTAATGCAAATACTATTGCAGTAACAACTACAGATGCTTATGGTCGTGTTTCTGGCGTAACAAATACAGCAATATCCGGTCTAACAGTAACACAAGGTGGTACTGGTGCATCGTCATTCTCTGCTGGTCAGATTGTTATCGGAAACGGTTCTGGTGCATTACAAGTTCTTGCTAACACAGGAACTGCTGGTACATACGGTAATGCTAATACGATTGCAGTTACAACAACAGATGCATACGGACGTGTTTCTGGTATAACAGCAACACCAATTGCTATCACATCTGGTCAAATTACAAATACGACAGGTAATACAGGTACTTCAGTTGTCTTATCAGCTTCACCAACATTAACTGGTACTACACAAGTTGCCACGATAGTTGCCGCAGTTGCTAATGCATCATCTGCTAATATTACAACAGCAAACGTTGGAACATTATACGCTAATACAGTCTCAGTCGGTGGTGGTTTAACATATACCGCTTCAGGATTGTTTGCTGGATTCTCTTCTAATGCTAACAACTATCAGCAAGTTGTAATTGAGAACGCAAATACAGGTACTCAAGCATCAGCAGACTTCATTGTTTCTAACGGCATTTCAACTGATGGAGCCTTCTACGGTGACTTCGGTATGAACGGTCAGAACTTCTCTGGTTCTGGTTCATTGAATACTGCTAATACTGTTTACTTGTATGCCGCTAACGTTGATTTAGCAATCGGTACTACAACATCAAATGCTATTCACTTTGTTGTTAATAACGGTACAACAGATGCCGCCACAATTGCATCTAACGGTATGTTCTCATTAGCGACTGCTCTTGGTACTGCATACGGTGGTACTGGTGCTTCATCATTTACATCTGACGGTATTATCTACGGTAACGGTGGTGGTGCTCTACAAGCAACAGTAGCCGCTGGTACTTCAGACCAAGCATACACTAACCAAGTGTTGACAGTTACTAACTCTGGTGTTCCAGTTTGGTCATCTGCTGTTGATGGAGGCACGTTCTAAATAGATTATTAATATATTAGGAGTTTGAAATGGATAATGAAAAGTATTTGAGTGGTTATGTTGACATATTAAAAAATGCATCAAGTGAATTGCAAAATAATAATTTTACTTTACAAGCGAATTTGAAGTTTTTAGAGTCTGCTCTGAGAGAGCAAGGAGAGCAGACTCAAAAATACATGATGATGGTTGCCGATTATGAAAAAGAAAAAGCTGAAAAAAGTGACGATGAAAATGAAACATTAACACAATTAAAAGCTGACAATGAGAAATTGAAAAAAGAATTATCTGAAAAGAATGATTCTTTATCTCAAAGTCAAACGAAACTGGATAATATTAAAATTGAATTGCGTGATGAAATTCAACGATTGAAAAATCAAGTTGAACATTTGAATCAAGTTAATGGTACACTAACGTCTGCACAAAATGAAAATGCTCAATTAAAAACTGAGAACAGCAGTCTTAAAGGTGAAATTGAAAATTTGAAACAGACTATTGCAACAACAATTGCCGCTAACCAAACTCCACAAAAAACGAAGTCGTTTGTTAAACAAAAGACTTTGCCGACACAATCAATAGAAGACGGTGGAAATTTCTAAGTAAATGGCAAATACAATAGTAAAAATTAAAAAATCAGGTGTAACTGGTAACGTACCAGGTTCACTAGCATTGGGTGAGTTAGCAATTAACTATACCGATGGATTATTGTATTTTGCTAATGCTACAGGTGTCAGAGCATTTTCGGCTAACGACTCAATTCTCGCAAACGCCGCCTTTGCACAAGCTAATGCCGCTTTCAATGCGGCTAATAGCAGTTCAGGTACAGCGGCCGCTTATAATCAAGCCAATGCCGCTTTTGCTCAAGCAAATAATATTTCTAGTTATGCTAATGCACAGATAGCAATTACACAAGGTGTTGATACAACTCAGAATACAAACATTAGTTCTGCTCAGTTGTTCGCTAACGGTGCATTTACTGCCGCTAATGCGGTTAATACTTACGCATATGCCGCTTATGCATCTCAAAATATTACCGCTGGTTTTGCGAATGCCGCCTATACTTTAGCAAACACAGTAAATGTATACTCATATAGTGCATACGGTTTTGCAAATACAATTAACGTTTATGCTTATAGTGCTTATAGCGCACAGAACATAACAGCAAGTTTTGCGAATGCCGCTTTCGCTCAAGCTAATGCGGCCTTTAATCAAGCCAATACAGGTTCAAGTTCTGCACCCGCTTTTAATCAAGCGAATGCCGCATTTATACAAGCAAACAATGCATATAATAAAGCAAATAGTGCTTTAGCAAATACTGGTGGTACTTTAACTGGTTCTCTAGGTATTACAGGTTCGTCATCAAACATTGTTGTTTCTCAGAGTGCGACAGCAAGTGATGTAACAAACACATTCAATCATTTATATACTTTAGGTTTATTCTCTGGTAATACCGACCAGTCAATACAAGTTGGTGCACAGAACTTCGCCAACACAGCAAATTCATCTACCGATTTTGCGTTGTACAATAATATTGGTACCGATACTAATAACTATATTGATTTAGGTATCACAAGTAAAGCATATAATACAACACTAAACGGTTTCACAGCATCACAACCAGGTGACGGATATCTATATTCTAACGGTGTTAACTTATTACTAGGTACATATACACCTGGTACTAATATGAAAGTGTTTATTGGTGGCTATACATCAGCAAACGTTTCTACAACATTTAATGCACCGAACACAGCATCAAGTTCAAATACTACAGGCACTCTGCTCGTTCAAGGTGGTGTAGGTGTAACTGGTAATGTATACTCAGATAAGATTTATACAAACGGACTATATTATGCCGCTAACGGTAACCCAATATCAACTGGTGGAGGTGGTGGCACAAGTTTAGTCTATACAGCCGCTACGACACCACCAGCATCAGGAAATAACAAAGGTGACCAGTGGTACAATACTGCAACTAATGTATTGTATGAATGGGCAACTGACGGTACAAGTTACTTCTGGTTAGACACAATATCACCAGTATATTCAAATACTGCAAACGTAAACATAATTACATCTGGTAATGTTAATACTAATGTGGTCTTTGCGAACTCGGTATATATAGGAACTCAAAATGCAAATTCATATATACAATCATACATTCAACAAAACACGATACATCCACTAATGTTTGTGGGTCTATAGGGGATATCAATGGCAGTTAATTATAAAATTTTAGGACAATCTAATCCGGCCGCTAATACTACCACAACAGTATACACGGTTCCTGCGGCCACTCAAACTGTCGTTTCAACTATTCAAGTTTGCAATCTCTCACCAAACACATCAAGTTTTTCTATAGCGGCACAAAAAGCAGGTGCATCATTAGCAAACTCAATGTATCTTGCATATCAAACACCAATACCTGGTAACGATTCAATCAATTACACATTAGGTGTAACTCTTGGTAATACAGATGTAGTATCTGTTTCAGCAAACACAGGGAACATAACATTCTCTTTATTCGGATCTGAACTTTCATAATGGGAATTAGAAGAGCATCAATTGGTACGACAGCCGAAAGAACGGTTAGAAATCAGAGCATATTGCTACCGACTGGTGGTGCTGTTTCTACTGGTATAACAACTGTTGTTTATACTGACAGCAATTATAATACGCTAACTGCTAATGCGGCCGCTACAACATACGGTACGTTTAGAATTTTAGGTACCGGTTTTTCACCAGGTGCAAATGTTTTGGTAGCTAACACAAGTTCAGGAACCATTGCAAACGTCACATCAAATACAACATATATAGGTGCAACTGAAATTCGTGCAAACGTAAGTGTGACTGCTGGTAACTACGCATTGTACGTTTTTAATCCTAACGGTTCAGCGGCAATCTATTATTCTGGTGTAACATTTCAACCATATCCTGTGTGGACAGCAACGAGTTATGCATCTGCCACTACAGTTTCTGTTCAACTTTTAACATCTTCTACTGCTGTCGAACAGCCTATTACATATTCTTTAGTATCAGGTACGTTACCTACAGGTACAACATTGGCGGCTAACGGTTTAATTAGTGGTACTGCTACAGGTATTCCTAATGCTGGTCAAACATTCACATTTACAGTTGCCGCAACAGACATCTATAATGAAACGACACAGGCATCAATCAGTTTAACAATTACGGTAGCTGATGCATATTTTGATTACACTACATTGTTGTTGAATGGTGAGACTAATTCGAACACTTATATACAAGATGCCGGTGCAAATAATTTTACGCTAACCCCATATGGTTCTTCAACATCAAATAGATTCAGCCCTATGTGGGGCGATGGTTATTATGGTAATTCTTTTGATGGTAGTTCTGGGTTTTTAATAACAGCGGCCAATTCTATTCTTGCACCTTCAGCAGATTTTACAGCAGAGGCTTGGGCATACACTACAATTAATAATAACTTTCAAGGTATAATGAGTACAAGAGATTCCGGTTCAACAACAGGTTGGGGAATCACAATAAATTCATCAGGATACTTAGAATTTGTTTGTACTGGTGCAACAGCATATACAGGTACATTAGCACCTTTAAACAGATGGTTTCATGTTGCAATGTCAAAAGTCGGAAGTACTGTATACTGTTATTTGAATGGTGTTCAAGTTGGAACTTTACCAAGTTCGCCGGCAATTAGCTACAATAGTCTTGGGTTAAGTCTTGGTAGATACTATAGTAACGGTAGTAATCAATATTGGTTAAATGGTTATATTAGTAATGCACGTTATATAAATGGAACCGGCATATACACAGGAAGTAGTTTTACAGTTCCTACAACACCATTGACAGCGATTGCAAATACTGCTGTCCTAACTTGTCAATCAAATAGATTTATTGATAATGGTCCTAACGGATTGGCAATAACACCGTCAGGTACAGTTAAAGTAGTACCTAATCAACCATTTGGTTCAATACCAACAACATCAACAGCAAATACAAACAATACTGGTTACTATAGTGCTCAGTTTGATGGTAGTACGGGGTATTTAAATCTAGGGGGTCAATCGACATTTGCATTTGGCTCTAATAGTTTTACTATTGAGGCTTGGATATACCCATTAACCGCTAGTCAAACATCTGTTATAACTGATTTTAGACCCTCAGGAGGTAGCGGAGTATATCAATTATTTTATTTAAATTCAGGTGCTTTAACTTATTGGGTAAACGGCACAGGTGTTATTGTAGGAAGCTCGCCAGTTGCTGGCGTATGGAGCCACGTTGCAGTAGTAAGGAACGGTACAAGTACAATTATGTATTTAAATGGTGTTCAAACAGGTTCTACGTATTCAGATTCTAATAGTTATCTTAATGGCGCCAACGCTCCAGTAATTGGAGGTTTAGGCTATACGAGAGGCCAAAACATTTTTAACGGCTATATTTCTAACTTTCGTATTGTTAATGGTACCGCAGTATATACTTCAAACTTCACCCCACCGACCACACCACTAACAGCAGTTACAAATACTTCTCTATTAACATTACAAAATTCTGTTATTGTTGATAACTCTGCAAATGCATTTACTTTGACACCGACTGGTTCAGTTATAGTATCTAAGAATCAACCATTTGCTTCACCGACAGTTACAAGTAATACTATAACACCAAGTGTTTATGGTAGCGTATTGCTTGATGGATCAACAGGATACATGCAAGTACAAGAATCATCTAATCCTGCATTTGCACTTTCAGGTGATTTTACAATTGAATTGTGGTATTATCCAACAGGTACATCAGGTGGTTACATATACGCACAAACTGTAAGTGGTACAAATTGGTGTATTATTGGTGCAAGTACTACAACATTAACTGCCGCACAATTTACCGCAACAACGAGTGGTGCTGGCACCGCACAGAATAGTGCGGCAGTTGGAAATCCATATTCATGGAATCACTTAGCAGTTTGTAGAAAAAGTGGACAAGTAACTGTCTACTTAAATGGTGTTGGTGGTACATCAGTTACAAATACAACATCAATACCATCAACATACTTACCAACCATTAGCGGTTATTCACATTCACAAACAGGTTTATTTGCTGGTTATATTTCAAACATTAGGGTAATTAACGGTACCGCAGTTTATACGAATAACTTTATACCCCCAACTAGCCCACTAACAGCAGTTGCAAATACATCAGTATTATCATTGCAATATAAAAATTCAGCAAATAACAATGTGTATTATGATGACAGCCCAAATAATTTAGTAATTTCTAGAACAGGCATTCCAACACAAGGTACATTTAGCCCATTTAGTCCAACAGGATGGAGTAATTACTTAGGTGGTTCTGGTTACTATATTGTTTCAAATTCAACCCCAATATCAACAACAACTTCAACATTCACTATTGAAGGTTGGATAAACATGTCGGCAACGCCAGGAGGTTCTGCAAATCCTGCTTTGATTGGTGACATGAACCCAACTGCGGGAACTTGTAATTGGAGTTTTGGACCTAATAACTCAAACGTTTTAGAATTATATGTTGTTGGTGGAACATCTTATACTATTACCGGAAACACAGTAATGTCTTTAGGTACTTGGTATCATGTTGCTGTTTCGGTAAACTCAAATTCAGTTTCAATGTATGTAAATGGTGTACAGCAAACATTAACTGGCGGCTCGACAATTGTAAATAGAAGCGGTTCTATAGGTTATTTGACTATGGGACAATGGAATAGCGGTTCATTTAATTACGCCGGATATGTTAGTAATTTAAGAATATCGAATGTCGCATTATATTCTTCTTCATTCACACCAAGCACAGCACCATTAACTGCAATATCTAGTACAGTATTTTTGACTGCCCAGAATAATGGTTTTGTTGATAACTCGACAAACGGGTATAGATTAACTGCAACACAAGCCTCTGTTCAAGCAGTTTCACCTTTTGCACCAGGCGTCATATACAATCCAGCAGTACATGGGGCAAGTTCATATCACTATAGCGGAAATTATATTTATGGTAGTAATCAGATATTCAACGTAAGTAGTCCATCAATGCAATGGCAATTTGAGTGTTGGGTTTATCCAGTAAATCAATCATTCTTCTTTTGTATTGGTAACGGTGGTGCGTATGGAAATTCATTCAATTGCGGATTTCAAGGTAATCAATTTACTTTTACTCAGGGTAATGGCAGTAATGGAACAGTAGCAACTCTTAATTCAACAACAAATACTTATAATTATAATCAATGGTATCATTTTGCGATAACTAAAAACGCATCAGGTGTTATTACAATGTGGGTTAATGGTACTTCTCAAGGTACTGTAACTAATACATCAGGAACTGCCGCTTCAGGCACAACATTTATTATTTGTGGATTATATGATAATGGTGGATTAGGTTATAGTGGTTTCAGCGGTGGTTCATTTGTTAGTTATTTTAGTATTGCTAACCCGAGATTTATTGCCGGTGCTCCAATTTATACATCTGCATTTACACCACCTACTGCACCTGTAACTGCTGTTGCGAATACAGCATTGCTATTGAATTTTACTAACACAGGTATTCAAGATGCTACAGGTAAAAATAATATTATAACTTATGGTTCTGCAAAGACTCAAGCAAACACAACTAAGTTTGGAACTGGTGCATTGTATTTTGATGGTTCAACTGGATATTGTTCATTCCCTAATGCATTTCCAACCAGCCCTTATTTAAATCTTGGTTCAAATAATTTTACAATTGAGTTTTGGTTATATCCTATAACTTTTTCAAATGGTAGTGCATTTTTAACTAAAGGATGGACCGGAAGTTATGGTTCATTTTTGTTTTATTATTACAACAATACAACACCTCAAATTTATTTTTACGCAGGCTCAAATAATTCTGCATGGGATATTGTAAATGGTGTTTCGATAAATTCAAATTTAAGTTCAAATACTTGGACACATATTGCAGTAACTCGTTCAGGTAGTAACTTTTATTTGTTCTCAAATGGTGTTTTAACCAATACTGTAACGTCATCGGCTTCAATATATAACAGTACTGCACCGGTAACAGTCGGTGGTGATAACTCTGGAGGTCATTTATCTAATTGTTATATTGACGATTTAAGAATCACAAATGGTGTTGCACGATATACATCAACCTTTACCCCAACATCATTAGCTTTTTTAACACAATAAATAGAACATAAAAGGAGAAAATTGAGATGAGTCATTTTGCACAGATAGATGCTAACAACATTGTTACCAGAGTTCTTGTCATTGAACAAGACATGGTAAACACTGGTCTATTTGGAGAGCCTAATACCTTCATTCAGACCTCATACAATACAAGAAACGGTATTCATTATGATCCTGTTACAGGTCAAGAAGACAGCGGTACTGCATTGAGATATAGATATGCTGGTATCGGTATGGTTTATGACAGAGCAAATGACGTTTTCGCATTACCAAAACCAGAAGGTATGAACAGTTGGGTTTACTCAAGCAACACATGGGCTTGGAAACCTCCTGTTGACATGCCTACAGATGCAGTACCACCAAATTATTACAGATGGGAAGAGTCTAACACTTCTTGGATTCTAATAACAGTAACACAATAACATGGCATTTCCAACCTCACCCACTAACGGTCAAACAGCAGTAGTAAATGGTATTTCATATACCTATAACTCTACGACTAATTCGTGGGGAAGAGTTGCTCAAAGTGTCCGAATCACATACACAGCGAGTCCTACACCACCTACAAATCCACTTCAAGGTGACCAGTGGTACAATAATACGACTGATGTGCTTTACGAATACACAAACGATACCGTTTCATCTTATTGGTTAGACATACAGACACCAGCATTTGTTGGTTCAAACGCAACAACAGTTACAGGAGTATCGACAGGTAAATCACTTGCTATGTCGGTATTATTCGGAGCACAATAATGACAACCCCTAATCTAGTTCAAATCAATTATCTAAACGGCAATACAGCAGTACAAAACGTTACGACAACTGCAACTGCTATTATTTCAAATGCAAATAATTCAAATCAATTGTTTAGAATTGACAGTTTAGTTGTTGCAAATTATTCTACGAACGTTCAATATATTACCGCAGACATATACAGAAACAATGTACCTTATATTATTGTTTCAAATATTTCAATGCCGGCAAATACAACCTTCGGTGTCTTTGATAGAATCTTCTATGCAAATGAAGGTGATGCAATTCGTCTAACAGCAAGTAACAACGGCACACTTCAAGCAGTTGCAACATACGAGGTAATGGGTTAATGTTTAATGGTGGATTTAAAGGTGTAAGAGCGGCTGATGGCGCCGGCTTTGTCTCGGCTAGAGATGTTGCCGTTCAGCAGAGTAGTCCACAACCTAAAATAACTTCTTGGGCATACACTAATGGTGCTTATGTGCCTTATCCCGATACTGCTATTGCTGGTGGTGAAACTATAGTTATTTACGGTTCAGGCTTTCAAAGTAACGCTAACGTAGTTATTGGTGGCACAACAATAACAAGCACAAGACTAGATCCAAATAGAATTACATTTACTGCACCATCTTTGAGTGCTGGTTCTTATCCTCTTTATGTTGCGAATCCTGGTGGTGGTACAGCAGTTTATTTACCTGGAGTAGTATACAATAGTTATCCAGTTTTTAATTCAACGTCATATGCAAATACATTTGTATCAGCAACAACGTCTGTAGGTTTTAGTTTGAATGTCACTGGTTCTCCAAGTTTAACATTTAGTTTACAAAGCGGTTCGAGTTTACCAACAGGATTGACTTTAGCGGCTAACGGATACATTTCAGGTAGTACGACAGTATCAAATACAACAGTATACAATTTTACTGTTATTGCAACAGATTCATATGCACAAGCAACTCAGGCATCTATAACATATACAATTACATATGTTATTTCTGATACATATTTTAATTCTACAACATTGTTATTAAACGGTGAGACTAATACAAATACATATATTCAAGATATAAGTACAAACAATTTTGCGTTGACACCCATCGGTGCGGCAACACCAAATAGATTTAGCCCTCTATGGGGAAATGGATATTATGGTGTTGATTTTTTTTATGGTGGCTTTCAAACACCTGCAAGTAGTTTAACAAATATTACTGGAAGTTTTACTTCAACCTCAACGTTTACAATTGAGACGTTTGTTAAAATGAACGCATTGCCGGCTTCAACGGGCGTTAATCTTGTTGGTGATATGCAAGTTACATCAACATTAAATTATTGGTCATTTCAGATTAATACTTCAGGACAGTTACAACTATATTGGTACAACGGTTCAGTACAAACAGCAGTTGGTAATACTGTAATGGTGCCTGGTTCTTGGTATCATGTAGCAGTTTCAATTTCATCCGGTGCTATTAAATTATTTGTGAATGGTGTTTTACAAACTATAACAGGAACAACTACGACATCAACACCAACAGGTTCAACTTCATATATTTCTGTTGGTGAATATAATTCTTATGGTTTTAATGGTACTTTAAGTAATCTTAGAATTTCAAGTACGGCATTATATTCAACAACATTTACCGCACCAACATCACCATTAACATCACAAGCAAATACTACTTTCTTGTCATGCCTATCAAATCAATTTTCAGACATTGGTCCAAATAGTTATGCATTAACATTAAGTTCAACACCAAAAGTGGTTGCAAGTCAACCATTTGCGACATTACCAACAACATCAACAGCAAATACAAACGGTCAAGGATATTATAGCGGTGCAATTCTTGGTGGTAGCAATTTACTAACTTATCCAACTTCATTAAATTTAGGTACTGCACCATTTACAATTGAATTTTGGTTCTATATTTCGAATCTTGGTAATAGCGGCATTTATTTTTTGTATGATTATATCAATAACAGTTCAAGATGGACAGTACAATGGAACGGACCCGGATGGGCAATTGGGCATTATGATGGAGGTAGTTGGATATATACTGCAACTTCAACAAGTTCAGTAACACTAGGACAATGGACGCATTTAGCAATTACTAGAGATTCTAGTAGTACAATGAGAGTGTATGTGAATGGTGTTTTAGGTGCTACGACTGCAAACTTTACAAGAAACTTTACAAATTCTGGTAGTTCAAAAACAATTCTAAATGACCCTACTGGTGATGGTACAGCAACTGGTTTCATGTCAAATCTACGTATCGTTAACGGTACGTAGATTTATACCGGAAGCAGTTTTACACCAAGCACGACACCATTAACTGCTGTTGCCGGTACTACAATGTTGACATTACAAAATTCAACATTCATTGACAACTCAGCAAACAATAATGTATTTACTCCAACAGGTTTGCCTTATGTGTCTCAGAATCAACCGTTTGCATCACCAACAGTTACAAGTAATACTATAACACCTAACATATACGGTTCTGGATATTTGGATGGTAGTACTGGATATCTAACAACACCAGCGGGAAGTTATGCTGATTTTGGTAGTAACGCATTTACTGTTGAGTGCTGGATATATACAACAGTAACTTCAACGCAACAAGTTATAGCGTTTCATGGTTGGTCTGGATCAGGAGGGTATAACAATGGTTGGAATTTGCAAATTAATACTAGCAACCAAATAGCTTTTTATGCTAACGGCACATTAGTAGCGTTTACTGATTTAGTAATATCACCAAATAACTGGACGCATATTGCAGTAGTTGGTTCAGGTGGAGTACTGTCAGCTTATAAAAATGGAATAAAAAGCACAGTTACAAACACTTACACTTCTATTGTAGCTAGAGCAACTGCGACTACTGTATTAGGCGGATGGAATAATACAAATGAAAATATTGCTGAAAGATATTGGTATGCAGGATACATTAGTAATTTTAGAATAGTCAATGGTACTGCACTATATACGAATACTTTTTTACCACCAAATCAACCAGTAACACCAATTTCTAATACGCAATTATTATCATTGCAATATAAAAATTCAGCAAATAATAATGTGTTCTACGATGATTCTGTTAATAATTGGCCTTTAACTAGAACCGGTGCCGCAACACAAGGAACATTTACACCATTCACTCAAACAGGATGGAGTAATTATTTCGACCAAGGTATCGGTGGATTTATATCAACACCAGGTAACCCCACACAATTACAATTAGGTTCAAATAACTTTACAGTAGAATGTTGGTTCTTTATGACGGCCGCACCGACTTGGTCCGTTGCAACTATTTTTAGTGTTGAAGCAAATGGTTTAGATGGAGTATTCATTGGTATAAATGGTACAAATACTCCTACTATGCAACCTGTGATGTATTTGTCAACTACCGGCGGTTCTTATACAGGTAATGCAAATCCTGGATTATTTTCAACAACATTGTCGTTGAATAAATGGACACACATTGCTTATGTACGTAACGGTAATGTATTTTCTTGTTACATAAACGGTGTACAAGACCCAACAACATTTATATTACCAGGTGCTTTATCATACAATTCTAGTTGCAATGCAACTGTCGGTGCAAGAGCGGCTAATGCTGGTAACTATTTCCCTGGTATTTTAAGTAATGTTAGAGTAATTAATGGTACGGCACTTTATACCAGTAATTTTACACCATCAACAACACCATTAACAGCAGTTGCAAATACTGCATTATTAACTTGTCAAAGTAATAGATTTATAGATAATTCAAACAATACTTTTACTCTAACTCAACCTAATGGTGGTGTGCAAGTTGAACCGTTTTCACCATTTCCACCAGGCGTAACGTACTCAACCGCAAACAATGGGGCGTCATTGTATTTTAGTAGTTCAAGTGACTCTGTTGTACAAGGTTCAACTACTGCTTGGGTATTTGCTGGTGATTTTACAATTGAAGGATGGTTCTTTTTCATGCCTTCAGGTGCAGGAACTTCTAGAGCGTTTGTTAATACCTCAGGCGGTAACATGTATTTGAATACCGATAATACATTACACTATGTGTTTCAAGGCGTTACAGATTTTGGTAGTTCTCAAACAGTAAATGCAGGACAATGGGTTCACCTAGTTGTATGTCGAAACGGAGGAACTTATAGATTCTTCGTAAACGGTAACATGACTACAGGTACAGGCAGTACAGCATCTATAGGTGCAACAGGAGGAATAAACGTAGGAACAGCGAGTGCGTTTTATGCTTACGGTGTTAAAATTTCAAATGGTGTTTCATTATATAATTCTTCTTTTACGATTCCAAACTCATTGACTACAGTTGCATCAAACAATTCTTTGGCACTATTAGGTACAAATTCAGGTATTCAAGATGTTACTGGTAAAAATGATATTATAACATATGGTTCTCTGAAAACACAAGCCAACACAGTTAAGTTTGGTAATAATTCAATGTATTTTGATGGTAGTACAGGTTATGCTTTAATACCAAACTCAGCATTTATGTTGGTCGGTTCTAGCAATTTTACAATCGAATATTGGTTATACCCAACAACATCAACGACTCAAAGTCCATTCATGTTAAATGGAAATGGATCTGGCTATGGTATACGAGCAGATATAGTTGGCACTTCAAATTACGTACAATTATTAGTTTCGACAAGTGGTAGTTCATGGGCTATCAATTCGACAAGTAGTACAGCAGTATCACTTAACAGTTGGTCGCATATAGCGATAGTGAGAAACGGAACTGCTATGACGGTTTATCTCAATGGAAATAGCATTATTAGTACCACGATATCCGGTTCTATTGTATTAGGAACTATTAATTATGTTGGTGCATCATATTATAGTAGTGCGCCAGTTTACTTTTTTAACGGTTATATGGATGATTTTAGAATTACGAATGGTATTGCTAGATATACCGGTAACTTTACTCCACCAGCCTTTCAATTTTTAGGTCAATAAATAGAAGATAACTCAACTAAGATATCATGTCATTTCCAGTCGCAACATCAAACGGTCAAACAGCATTAGTTAACGGCATTACGTATGTCTGGAACTCTTCTATTGGCACTTGGACTCGCCAACAGGCTTACCTTGGTCAAATAATTGTTTCTAATACTGCGCCGTCAATTAACGTTGTCGGTACTCAATGGTATTCTCAGACTGACGATGTTATCTATGAGTGGACTACAAGCAACGGAAGTAACTTCTTCTGGTTAGATATCTCATCTTCTGCGGTAGTTTCAAACGTTGCGTTGACACCATTTCTAACAAGTACTATTGCAAATAGCGCAAACACATTTGCCAATACAGCAAACGCATTAGTTCTTGCTCAAGAAACGCTTTCAACGGCAAACGTTTCAAATTACGCAAATAATGTTGTCGCAAATTTAGCAAACGGTATATATGCATCGGCAACATTAAATGTTAATTCTGTTAATGCAAATACATTGAGTATCGGAACTCAAAATGCTAATACATACATATTATCATACATGCAACAAAATTCTTTCAACCCATTCTTCTTAGCGGGAATGTAGAGGTACATTATGCCAATAAAATACAGAACATTAGCCCAATCAAATCCTGCCGCAAATACACCTACTGTAATCTATACAGTACCGGCAAATACACAGACTGTCGTTTCAACATTTCAAGTCTGTAATCAAAACGTAAATGCGGCATCTTTCTTTATTTCAACGCAAGTTGCTGGTGCATCATTAGCAAACTCTCAGTATGTTGCTTTCAACACAACAGTACCAGGATACGACTCAATTTCATTTACTATTGGTATGGCTTTAGGTAATACAGATACCGTAACAGTTCAAGCCAATACACCTAACGTTTCATTTGTAATGTTTGGATCGGAAATAACCTAATGGCAGTTAAAAGAGATTCTCAAAACTCTGTTAAGAATAGAACAATCTCTGCTATCAATAGTGGTGGTGGAGGTGGTTCTACCACATCAACTACATATCAAATTCGTTACTTAGCAGTAGCTGGTGGAGGTGGAGGTGGTTACGCACCAGGATCACCAAAAACTACAGTT